GGTTTGCATGGGAGCTTGAGCGTGGCCCAATTCCAAGCGGGCTTTGGGTTTTGCATAAGTGCGACAACCGGATTTGCGTCAATCCAGACCACCTGTTTCTTGGCGACAGAACGGACAACATGCAAGACGCGGCAAAGAAAAAACGTATTTGCACGATTGGGAAATCAAGGATGACGCATTGCCATCGGGGACACGAGTTCACCCCAGAAAACACTCGCATCACAACTCAAGGCCACAGGCGGTGTAGGGCTTGCGCTGACATTCTTGATGTGGCAAGAGGCAGGAAAGCCGCAGCTATCCGAGCAAGGGGTCAGTCATGAAAGATGAAAAAGACGAGATGCCGCTGTTCGACGACTGGGACTGCCCACCCTGCAATCATCAGTGCGAGCAGGGCCGGGACTGCCCAATCCAGGGCGAGGAGGGGTTGGTTTGGGAGGTGCTGGCAGCCGTTGCGTTTTTCGGCGTGGTCTTGCTGGCGTGCTTTCTGTAAGCGAACCGAAACCCAGTCGAAAGCGAATCGGTTATAAAAATAATTCATAGCACCTGTTGACACCCGTTGAGTCGGGCGTATACTCCGCTACGTTGTCGTAGTAGTCAACAAATTGAAGCCGTTTACTCATGCGTCTGGCCCGAAAGGGCACTACTACCGGGCGCAGCAGTAAACGGCTTTTTTGTTTTCTTGGCAACCGCACATCATGCGGTACGTCGGTGGTGATGAGTGATAAACCCCGTGACACGAGCAAGCCATAGCGGGGGCGGTGGGCGAACCCTAGAGCCGGGCGGTTGAAAGAAGTCTGGGGTGCTGTCGAGGAATGGCTCCATACGGCAGGAAAGCGGGCCCGTGCCTCACGGTATGGGCTTGCTATGCTCAGAATCTCACCACCGGCAGTCGAAATCGGTTAAAATGGCAACGCGGGCGAAGCTCCAAAAGCGCATGCGCGAGTAGGGTAGTAGTCCGCACCAAGACGCATGGGGATTGATAGGTACTTGCCACTTCCGGGGTGGATAAACAGGGAACTTTTAATCCCCAGCCGTGTTGGTGCTGTAGCATTGAATCGGAGTAGATCGTGCGCGACCACTGCGCGGCACGGCGAAGCTGGCGGCGTAGAACTGTGGTGAGGCCGCTGCACCAACAGCTAACACGCATGGGGATGCGGCCGGTGTCGCCGCTCAATCGAAGGACGCACGACGAGTCCCCAATCGTGTTGGTGTAGTTTAGAAGTGTGGAAAACGACTGCGAATTGACGCAGTAGATGCTGGACTCATAACCAGCCACCAACGCCACAAAGCGGATCAACAGCGAACCGAAAGCGAAGAGAAACCGAATCGGTTTCGACCGTCTGTATGTCGGGTACATAAATCAACATGGAGAGCCAAAATGGCAGATCGCATTTACATCGTCCACGGCCCGCAGGGGGCTCGATTGGTCAAAGCCGGCATGCGTCAGCAGGCGCTGAGTCATGTCGCAAACAGCACGTTCAACATCCGGGTGGCGTCGCAGGACGATCTCGTACAGGCTCTGACGGCCGGCATGAAGATCGAGCAGTACCGCGCCCCGGAGCAGGTGGAGTTGATTGAGTCTGTCGCGTCTTGAAGCCGAAAAGCCGAAAGTGGATGATGCGGGGTATCGACAGTAGTCAGAACCGCAGAGACCGCAAGTAGGCCCCAACAACTGAGCGAGGAATACGGGTCATGCCAGAAACCGCCAAGAAGGGTGCCAGGAAGGCGCCAAAACAGCCCCAGGAGGCTTCAAAGCCCGAAACCAAGGGTCAGGTAGGCCTCGCGCCGCAAAACGCCCAGAAGCCCGAAAAGAAGAAGTTGGGCAGGCCAACGATATTCACCCAACAGATGGCAAACCTCATCTGCCTACGGATAGCAGAAGGGGAGAGTCTCAGGGAGATCGTAAAGATGGAAGGCATGCCAGAGCGGGCTACGATCTACGAGTGGTTGCTGAAGAAGCCCGATTTTGCTGACCAGTACGCTCGCGCCCGCGAGGAGCAGGCTGACACCCTGGCCGACGAAATCATCGCCATCGCCGACGAGCAGCCTGAGATCATCCCGGTGGTGGACAAGAAGACCGGGATGCTGATAGAGCACAAGCTGGACGGGGCCTTCCTCCAATGGCAGAAGAACCGGATCGAAGCTAGGAAGTGGACGGCCATGAAGCTCAAGCCCAAGAAGTACGGGGAGCGGGTGGCCCTGGCCGGGGATGCAGACAATCCGGTCAAGATCGAGGCGGAGGTGCAGGCAGAGAACCTGCTCTCGGCGGTGCTCAAGAACGTCGAGTTGAAGAAGCAGGCTGATGACTGATGTGGCCGAGATCCTCGCCGACCCAGAGGTGCAGGCGAGTCTCAAGGCGGTCAAGCCCGAGGTCAGGCTTGCCTGGGCATGGCGCATGTCATGGTTTCAGTCGCAGCACAAGCATCAGGTGCTGCCCCCTGGGGATTGGTGGTCGATCTGGCTGATGCTCGCCGGCCGTGGGGCAGGGAAAACCCGAACGGCGGCGGAACAAATCGGCTGGTGGGCTTGGGAGCAGCCCGGCACCCGCTGGCTGGTGGCGGCTCCGACTTCGAGCGATGTCCGCTCGACGTGCTTTGAGGGCGACTCCGGCCTGCTGACCGTGATCCCGTCGGCACTGATCGCCGACTACAACAAGGCCCTCCACGAACTCAAGCTGATCAACGGCAGCCTGATCAAGGGCATCCCGGCCAGCGAGCCTGAGCGGTTTCGGGGGCCACAATTTCATGGTGCATGGTGCATCACACCAGATGCCATGATTGCGTTACCCGGTGGCGGAGAGAAGGCCATCCAGTTTGTGCGACCCGGCGACATGGTCATGACCCGCCACGGGCCTTGTCGAGTTCTGGCCGCTGGCGTATCTGGCAATCCGTCAGAATTGGTATCAATGGATTGTGGCGATACGAGCTTGACGGCTACCGTAGATCACCCGATACTCGTTGGCGACCAGTGGATTCCCGCTGGCGACATCAAACCGGGGGACTTGGTATGGGCTACAAGTACATCGGCAGCAGATACGCACACCGCGTCATCTATGAGCGGCACTACGGGCAAATCCCTGTTGGGTGGGTTGTTCACCACAAGGACGGGAACAAAGCCAACAACGATCCCGGCAATCTTGAGGCGATGCCGCGAGGCGATCATCAGCGTCATCACGCTACGGGCCGACCCACATCAAACGCGCAGGCAAGAGCCGCCGCCGCGACGCTTGAGTCTCTTCGCTCGCCAAAGCCTGCGAAGTGCATTCAATGTGGCCAGGGCTTTATTTCTTGCTCCGCAAGAGAGGTTGGGAGGTTCTGTTCAAGGCCATGCCTTGAGTCTTGGAGGATCAACAAGTTCGTTCCGGAATTGCGGAGATGCCTTGTCTGCGAAGGCGAATATCTTGCCAAGAAGCGATTCCAGCGGTATTGCTGCAAGCAGTGCAACAACAAGTCCACGGTCCGGACCTATCGCACTGAGGCAACTGGCGGTACGCCGCGTCGAACGCTTGCCGAACTCGGTGACGTACAACCTGACGGTTGAGGGGGAGCACGAGTTCATCGCCAACGGAATCGTCGTACACAACTGCGACGAATTGGCCGCCTGGGACTATCTACAGGAGGCGTGGGACCAGATCCAGTTCGGCGTCCGCCTGGGCACCCGCACCAAGATCATCTGCACCACCACGCCCAAGCCAAAGGATCTGATCGTCGAGCTTGTGGGCCGGGAGGGCGATGACGTTGTCCTGACGACAGCCTCGACCTACGCCAATCTGGCCAACCTGTCGGACAACTTCAGGAAGCAGATCCTCCAGTACGAGGGCACGACCCTGGGTCGCCAGGAGATCTACGCCGAGATCATCGACCCGGAGGAAGGCGGCATCGTCAGCCGGGACATGTTCAGGCTTTGGCCTGCCGGGCGGGCGTTCCCCAGGTTCGAGTACATCCTCCAGAGCTACGATGTGGCGACAAGCGAGAAGGTTAAGAACGACCCGACCGCCTGCATCACGTTCGGCATGTTCAAGCCTCTGGACGGCCCGATGTCGGTGATGGTGATCGACTGCTGGCAGGAGCGGATGCAGTACCCGGATCTGCGGCCCAAGGTGATCGAGGAGTACGAGACGATCTTCGGCGAGGGCAAGGATCGCAAGCGGGTGGATCTGCTGCTGATCGAGGACAAGAGCGCCGGCATCAGCTTGATTCAGGACTTGCAGCGGGCGCATCTGCCCGTCCGCGCCTACAACCCAGGCAACGCCGACAAGATGCAGCGCCTGAACATCGTCTCCAACATCATCGCCCGTGGCCGGGTCTGGATACCGGAGTCGGACGCCAGGAAGGGCTACGTCAAGGACTGGGCCGAGGGGTTCGTCAGTCAGATCTGTAGCTTCCCTGAGACTACCCACGACGACTTCGTGGACGCCTGCACCCAGGCTTTGCGGTATCTCCGGGACGCCGGCTGGATCGAGATCGACCCCCCGCCCCGCGATGACTGGGATGAGGACGACTACGCCGACACCGGCAGACAGCGCAGGGTTAACCCGTATGCAACTTGAGGAGACCGTCATGACAGAGGACAAACAAGCCGACCCGTGGATTCACCGATCTCAAGGCATGAAGTGCAAGACATGCATCTGGTTCGTTCCCAAGGTGACAATAATGCAGGGAACGATTGACACGCCGAACCCGGTCCGTCACTTGGGCCGCTGTCGCCGGCATGCCCCGACCATGAGCGGCTACCCCGTGGTGTTTGTCAATGACTGGTGCGGCGACCACCGGCTGGACGAGAACAAGGTTTGAGGCCGTGCTGTCTGAGATGTCCTGGATGTCCATCACTGGCGTGACCGACTCGGGCGGTCTGGTGACTCACGTCCTGCCGATTGACGACACTCACGAGCACGAGCTTTCGTCCGAGTGCTGGTGCGATCCGGACCTAGACGAGGAGCATTGGGTGGCCACGCACCGCAGCGCCGACGGCCGGGAAGCGTTTGAGAGCGGGGCGAGGAAGCCGTCATGACCTACGGCTGCCACAACCGCCCGGCGTTCAAGCGCAGCCACTTCGCCCAAGACGGTTGGTGGGTCGATGGGGTGCAGCGCATACCGAAGCTGACCATCGTTCCGTTCAAGATGGCCGAGGATTGTCAGTACACACTAACCGACCTGGGTCAGGCCGACGAGCGGTGCCAGGGCTGCAAGCACAGGAAGGATGTCCAATGATCAGCGTGTCCGCGACCAATGGTGTGAAGTTCGCCAGGGTGAGCCAGTGCGAGAACCGGCTCGAGTTGCTGGTTGATCCGGGCATGCGGTCGGAGACGATAGCGAAGTGGGCACACGCTGCGGTTGATCACTGGCTTGAGTCGAGGGTGGACTTGACAAGCCCCGGCGTTTATGATGTCGGCACTGTGAAGGGGTCCGAGCATGGCTAAAACCGGGGCGATTGCGAAACTGACGGCGATGGCCAAGGAGCGCCAGTACGCCAAGGGCGGCGATGTCCACATGAAGAAGGGCGGCGAGCCGGTTGATCCGCGCTTTCGGACTGCTGGCGGTGACCCGCTCAATGAGTTCGTCCCCCCGCGCTACCGCAGTGCTGGCCGCCGCCCGGAGTCGCAGCAAGACCGCGAGGCATCGGCCAACATCCCGGTGGCTGTCGCCCGTGGTCTGGTGTCGGGCACCTTGGGCCTGCCTGGGGACATCGAGTCCCTCGCCCGCCTGCCCTACGAGCTGATCACCGGCAAGGAGTCCAAGACCATCCTGCCGACATCCGAGGACATCGAGAAGCGCCTGCCCTTCCGTGGGGCAAGCCAGACGCCCGTTGGGCAGATGTTCACCGGGGCTGGGCAGTTGGCTGGCGGGGCATACACCGGTCCGCTATCGGGCGCCAGGGCCGTGATGGCTGTGCCCAGGGCGATCAGGCGTGCCGGCCAGGACTTTGCGATGGCTTCGACCGAGGGCATCCCACGGATATTCATCGGCCCCAAGGCCAAGACCTGGGACAAGGCCAAGGCAGATGCTGCCGCTCGCATGGAGCAGGAGGGCAGAGATCCTGTGGATATCTGGCGCCAGACCGGAACCTTTCGCGGCGCTGACGGCATCCAGCGCCAGGAGATCAGCGATGTGGGCGCGATTCACCGCAGCCCGGTGGATCTCAAGGATTTGGGCACACAGAAGAAGCAGGAGGCCCTGAATCTTCAGCAGAGGATTGCCGGCACCCCTGGACAGAAGGACATGTTCCCCAAGGCCCTGACGGAGGCCAAGAGGCCCGCCCGCGAGCAAGTCAAGCGTCTGAAGGAAGAGGCCGACGAGCTTGGCCGCAATTCCGCTGTCCGTGGTCAGAGCGCCAAGTTCGTGCTTGAGCATCCCGAGTTGTACCGGGCATACCCCGAGCTTGCGGACATAAATGTCTTGCAGGGCGGCCGTGGCTCCGGTGAACTCGCATCCCTGATGGGCGGCAAGGGCGGCATGGAGATGGAGGTCACCCAGTCGGGCCTGATCCGAAATCCGCGCTCAAGCATGCTTCACGAGATGCAGCACGCTATCCAGACCCTGGAGGACATGGCGCCCGGTGGAAACCCACAGGCGGCCTTCCAAGACCCACGGGCGCTCAAGATACTTGCGGACATTCGGGCCGAGGTATCGACCCCCATGAGCTTTGAGGAGTACACCAAGCACTTGAAGCAATGGCCTCTTGAGGATCAACAAAGGATCTATGACGACTACGTCAAGTCCATTCCTGTCACCGTCAAGAGAATGGAACAAGAGCTTCAGCGTAGGGCCGCGATGGAATACTACAAGCGGCTGGCTGGTGAGGCAGAGGCCAGGGCCACCCAGACACGCGAGGGGATGACGGCAAGTCAGCGGGCGCAAGATTTCCCGTATGGCAGCTATGACGTTCCGCCAGAAGATTTGATCGTGAGGAATCCGACCGGGTCGGTGGCCTCATTGCTGACCGTGTACCACGGCTCCCCGCACAAGTTCGACCGGTTCGATGCCAGCAAAATCGGCACGGGCGAGGGGGCGCAGGCGTATGGGCACGGGCTGTACTTCGCTGAAGCGCCTGGAGTGGCAGAGGATTACCGAAGAACCCTTGCGGGAAACAAGTTGACATTTGCTGACGATGCAGCAAGAGAGAGCGCGACGAAGTTAATGCCGTTTGGTTTTGAAGACCCCGTCGCCGTGATGAAGGGTGCATTGGGTTTGAACAACAATGTCGCCTCTGCCATCAAGAAGTTGAGGGGTAGTTACGATGAAGATCCAAATTTGAAGGCTCATGCAAATCATCTTGCGGATCTGCTGGAAAGCGGTGCTGTGCGCCCAGAGCGTGCCGGCCACCTCTACACCGTAGACCTCCCCGACGAGAAGATCGCCCGGATGCTGGACTGGGACAAGCCCTTGAGTGAGCAGCCCGAGGTGATCAAGGCGCTCAAGGGCACTGACTACGAGGTCGGCATCAGCCAGAAAGAAGCCGAGAAGATCGCCGACTTGCGCCTGCAAGACGAGGCCAATGATTGGGCGGATATGACGGGTGGAGACCCCGTCGATTACATGAATAACGCCAACTGGGAGAAGTACGTCGATCAAGTTCGCAGGGAGTCCGGCAGCATCGACAGCGAAATCACCGGCAAAGACCTGCACCGCATGATCATGCGCGATGAGGGCTACCGCCCTGAACTGTTCGACCCAGAGAACTATCAGATCGGCACCAGCGAGGCTCTGAGGGGCTACGGCATCCTAGGCATCAGATACCTCGATGCGAGCAGCCGGGATGCAGGCAAGGGCACCAGCAACTTCGTGGTGTTCCCTGGCGAGGAGGACGCCCTGACGATCCTCGAGCGCAAGAAGGAAGGCGGCGAGGTCAAGATGGCAAAAGGTGGATCTACCTCTGACGAGTTGAGGCGCCTGCTCGGTGGCGGCATGAAGGATGGTGGCGCAGCCTTTGGCCGCTACACCACCGGCAAGAAGTACCAGAAGGCGGTCAAGCAGGCCAAGGAGGCTGATGTCAACAAGCTGCCCGATCCGCGCACCTACGCCTTTGTCAGCGGCCTGCTGGGAAGCGCCCCTGACCAGCTTGGCTTCAGCGTGATGCACCCGGACTACAAGGGCATCCAGAAGGCCGGCGAGCGCGGCTTCGTTGGCGGCACCGTCCTTGGCGTGGCCCCAGTGGTTGCGCCGCTGACCAGGGGCCTGCCTGTCGGTGCAGCGATCAAGCCGGTGGGCGGCAACTGGCTGACGGGCAGCGTGGAGAGTGCGCTTGGCGGCTTGAAGCGTCAGACTGCCGGCAGAAGCAATCCTGCTGAAGTTCTGCGCCAAATGCATGAGCGTTATCCGCCTGAGTGGATTTCTCAAATGCAAGAGGGCGGGCGTAGAGTCGTCCTTGACAGCATTGCGACCCTGGAAAAAGATGTTGCCATCAACAATTGGATCGACCGCAACCTTGCCAACTACGTCAAGAAGCAGATGGCGACACCGGACGATCCGGTGAGGATGCTCGCAGAGGAAGGAATTGTTCACAAAAATATTGATCAAGCAATTCCAAATTGGCAATTTGAGACAACCAGAAAAAAATCTGGTTACCCTGTTGAAGGGTTTGGTCAGTCGCAACAAGCAAAAGATTGGGAAAATTTAACTGATGCAAGTTTTGTGGTCAAAAAGGCAGAGGAGTTGATTGATCCCAATTACATGGAAGATATCAGGCCAATGTATCGAGAGATGCAGGCCAAAACAAATCTTGAAAATTACCCTTGGCTTTCTAAAGTTGACCCTGAAGCCAATATTTATCACGCCTCAACACATGATCTCGGCTTCGACCACATCGTTGACGTTCTCAAGCAAGACCTCGACGCTGGCCGCATTCGCCCAGAGCAGTTGAACAAGGTCAGCATGGAGCAGGCAGTACGCCGCACTTACGAGTTCGACCAAGAGATGGCCAAGAAGATGCGCGAGGCGCAGATCAAGGCCACCGAGGGGATGCCTGTCCACAAGGAGTACCCGGAGGGGTATCGGTGGATTGAGTTGACGAAGCCACCCCCGAAGATGGAAGGTTTGAAGTCAGAATATCTTCCTGAAGTTGATATGTGGCGCATCGTTGATGAGAACGGCGGGACGGTCAGCAGCGGAGCCACAGAAAAAGAAGCAATTGGCCTCCTAAAGCGTCAAGAGCGCGAGAAAACCCTTGAGGACGCCCTCAAGTACGAAGGCGACACGATGGGCCACTGCGTCGGCGGCTACTGCCCTGATGTGCTGGAAGGCCGCAGTCGCATCTACAGTCTGCGTGATGCAAAGGGCGAGCCTCATGTGACGATTGAGGTGAGGCCTAGTGGAAATCGCCAGATACCGGACAACGAGTACATCCGCTTCTATCAACAAGCTGCGGAGCAAATGGGAATTCCTGTGCCTCGAAATTGGAGCGACATGCCTCGCGAAGGCTACAACGAGTTAAATCAACTTGCTGTTCGTTTGGCTGAAGAATATAAAAAAAATGCGCCCGACGAAATCGTCCAGATCAAAGGGAAGCAGAACCGCGCACCCAATGAACAGTACCTGCCCTTCGTGCAAGACTTCGTCCGTAGCGGGCAGTGGTCAGGTGTTGGCGACATCCGCAACACTGGACTGCGCCCTACGTCAGATGCCTTCAACGAAACTGAGCAGGCATTTCTGAGAAGCAAAGGGGTTGAACTCAAGCCCTACATCAACCCTGAAGAGACCGCCCGATATCAGGAGTTGTTCAAGCGCAGTTCAGATGCGTCGCCAGAAACCGGCATGAAGGCTGGCGGAGCGGTAGGCTGCGGCTGCAACGATGAACCGAAGATGCAAGCGGGTGGTGCTGCCAAGGCCCTGCGAAATCTTCTGAAGCCTCGACGCACTGAAGAGCCTTCGCTGCCGCTGAATCTGCCGAGGGCTCCCGCCAAGACCAGGGAAGAAATCCGCCCCGCTGCCCAGCGCATGGCAGAGCAGATGACGGGCGAGTTCGTGCGACCCAACCCGAAGAAGTCAATCAACCCTGCCAACAAGTCCCGTGTGCAGTTTGAGATGGAGCGTGGGTTGACCCATGATATCCGTCCGACCCCGGGCGGGATTTTGTTGCCGCAACAGGTGGCAGACATCGAAAAGCAGCAGGGGATGCTCAAGATTGGCGTCTCTGGCGACACAACGATTGCCGACAAGTCGCTCTACCGTGCTGGCCCCTATCAACTTGACATGCCATCACCACAGCATGGCGGTCCACTGTATGCGCTTGGCGGGGAGGGCGCCTGGGCGTCGAACAATCCGGTGGCCGCCAATTTCCAAAGGCGCGTTCAGGAGTTGTCTCGGGCGCACGGTGAGGCTCCTGTGCTGGGCCAATTCCTGGCGATGGGGCCGCAGGGGAGCAACTTCGCCCTGCACTTTGCTGATGCCAATTTGCGGGCCATTGACCCCAGCAAGATGAGCAAGAGGCAGGTTGATATGTTCAACAGGTTGATCAGAGAGGGCAGCGAGAAATCTGGCCCTCGGCCAAGTTTCCCTGGCATTGAAGACAAGGATTCGGCGTATTTGCACTTCGCATTTGATACCGAACTGCGCAAGCACTTCAACGCGATGATGCAAAAACCAGACTACACAAGCAAGCTGGGCTTGCCTGATGGCCGGGTTATCCTTCACGCAATCACAGAGCCTGAGCTTCGCAACACCGAGGTGCTGACATCCGGCCTGTCCCAGATGCGCCTTGACCCAAGCGTCAACCCGGCAGATCTGGCTTTGTCGGCGCATCCGACATACAGTCATGTCATCCCTAAGGTGCCTGGGTCTGACATCGGTCGTACAAAATACCCGATGGCGGCAGAAATTGAGTTTCCCGATGTGGCTGAATTTGTTCGACAGAACTACAGGCCGAAAGATGTGACCCGCGTCTATCAGACCGCAACTCCCCGTCAAATTGTTGATCAGCAGCACATTGACGAAATCAAGATGTACGAGGAGTTGATGAAGCAGTACACCGGCAAGAAAAAGGGCGGCAAAGTTGGCCCCCTGTCCGCAGTTGAAAAGGTTTGACCTATGGCTACAGAATTTCCCATCGATCCCGAGTTTGGCCGCTTCATTGGAGGCGAGCCCCAGGATCAAGACGACGAGCAGGGCGTCATCGTTGACATGCCGATGGACGATGCCGAGATTGAGGAGCTTCCAGACGGCTCGGCCATCGTCCGCATGGACACCAAGGGGCCGATGGAGGACGAGGACTTCTACGCCAACCTTGCCGATGGCGACATCATCAGCGGGCTTGAACTCGACAAGATGGCCTTGCGCTACATCGAACTGATCGAGAAGGACAGGGAGGCCCGCAAGCAGCGCGACAAGCAGTACGAAGAGGGCATCAAGCGCACCGGCATGGGCAATGACGCGCCTGGGGGAGCCAATTTCCAGGGCGCATCGAAGGTCGTTCACCCCGTGATGGCCGAGGCCTGCATTGATTTCGCTGCCAGGGCCATCAAGGAGATGTTCCCGCCCGACGGCCCGACCAAAACCAAGATTTTGGGGGATGTCACCGAGGAGAAAAGCGCGTCCGCAGAGCGAAAACGCGACTACATGAACTGGCAGTTGACCGAGCAGATTGAGGAGTTCCGCGATGAGCAGGAGCAACTGCTCACTCAACTGCCGCTCGGAGGGTCGCAGTACCTCAAGCTCTGGTACGACGAGAAGAAAAAGCGCCCCTGTGCGCAGTTTCTGCCCATCGACAACGTGCTTTTGCCCTTCGCGTCGGCCAATTTCTACACCTCTCAGCGGTTTACCGAGGTCGATGACATCTCCGAGTGGGAGTTCAAGCGCCGGATCAATTCCGGGCTGTACAAAGACACTGCTTTGACCCGCGCAACGATGGACCCGGAGCCAACCGCGTCCCAAAAGGCGACCAACAAGATTGAGGGCAAGTCCCAGAACGAGAATGAGGACGGTCTGCGCCGGGTGTATCACATCTACACATGGCTGGATCTTGACGACGACCCGATTACGAAGGGTGAAAGCGCCCCGTACATCCTGATGATCGACGATCTATCAACCGAGGTCATCGGTTTGTACCGGAACTGGGAAGAAGGCGACGAAACGATGACCAAATTGGACTGGGTCATCGAGTTCAAGTTCATTCCCTGGCGTGGCGCCTACGCCGTCGGCCTGCCGCAGCTTATTGGAGGCCTATCAGCGGCCCTTACAGGCTCTCTGAGGGCCTTGCTGGACTCTGCCCACATCAACAACGCTGCGACGCTCCTAAAGCTCAAGGGCGGCAAGATCTCCGGTCAGTCCCAAGAGGTCGAAGTCACCCAGGTTGTGGAGATTGAGGGCGCCCCAGGCGTGGATGATGTGCGCAAGCTGGCCATGCCGATGCCATTCAACCCGCCTTCTGCGGTCCTGTACCAGCTTTTGGGCTGGCTGACCGAAGCGGCCAAGGGCGTGGTGACCACAGCCGAGGAAAAGATCGCTGATGTCGGCCAAAACACCCCTGTCGGCACCACTCAGGCGCTGATTGAGCAGGGCGCGGCGGTTTTCTCGGCCATTCACGCAAGATTGCACGAGTCTCA